TAGGTTCTCACGCTTACAAGAACTGCTGAACACTTGATTGGTGGCGGGGGGAGCAATCCCCCCGCTATAGCGGGGCGCTATGGACACGTTGAATTTTCTTCAGCGGGTTCTACCATCGGAAGGATTCTTTGTTACGACTGTCATTAACCCTGACGGTAACAAGCAGGGATTCTTTTCGACTGTAGAAGAACTCGCCAAGGCTGTCGTTGGCTTAGACCAACGTGGCAACAACACATATTTCGCCATCTCCTCATACGTGGAGAAAGGTAGCCGCAAGCAAGATAACGTACGAGCCACGAAGGTTCTGACGTTGGACATTGACTGTGGCGAAGGCAAGCCGTTCCCTTCATGGAAGGAGGGACTTAAAGCATTGGGTAAGTTCATTACGGATGTGGGCTTACCCAAACCTATGATCGTGCATTCTGGTAACGGACTGCATGTGTATTGGGTATTGGATCGGGAACTGCCGCCCGACGAATGGAAGCCTCTGGCTGAGGCTCTCAAGGCAGCAACAGGTGCACACAAGTTTGCAGTAGACGCAGGACTCACGGCCAACAGCGCACTGGTCTTGCGTCCCATCGGAACTCACAACCCGAAGAATGGTAAGGAAGTTTCCTTACTTCTGGATGCTGAGCCGACGACCGTAGCCAAGATGCAGACTGCATTGGTGGATCACTTTGTGATCCAGAGACGACACACACCCACCAGTAAGTTGTCACAAGCCTTGGCCGTCGAGAACACTTTGCCCCCTGCTAACGCAGCGGTTGTGGCTGCGAAGTGCCAACAGATCGGTTGGGCGATTAAGAATCAAGGCGATGTGTCCGAGCCCATGTGGTATCTCCTGTTGGGTATAGCGGCATACACCACTGACCCAGAAGCCACGGCTATTGCGTGGAGTGAAAACCATCCTGCGTTCGATCCTGACGCTACGCTCCGCAAGATGGAGCAGTGGAAGCGGGTGACCACCGGCCCGACAACCTGTGCCAAGTTTAGTGCTGACAGACCAGACGGATGCAAAGGCTGCAAGTTCAAGGACAAGATTGGTTCTCCTGCAAGATTGGGTATCCAATACCAAGAGGTCGCAGTAGCACCAGACGCGATAGATCCTGCATCCACAGAGATACCTGTACCTAAACCCTACAAACGTACGGCTGACGGCATCAAGTTGACCATCGACGATACGGATGTGGATGTATGTAAGTTCGACATCTACCCCGTGTCATACGGCAAGGATGAGACTCTTGGCTACGAGACTGTGCGCTACCACTGGAAGCGTCCGCATGTCGGGTGGCAAGAACTTATCATGCGTCAGGCATACCTGACCGAGGGCAGCCGGGAGTTCCCGGTGACAATCGCAGACCAAGGCATAGTCCTCAACGGCAAACACCAGACAGGATATTTTCAGCACATGCTCCGAGCCTACATGGATGAACTACGCCAGCGGCGTACCATGACTAACCTCTACTCCACGATGGGGTGGAAGGAGAACTTCACGCAGTTTGTTATCGGTGACACGATCATTCGCCGTGATCCAGACGGTAGCGTGAAGGAAGACTCAATTACTCTGGCGTCTATCAACAGTAAGTTAGGCCATGATCTGTACGGTACGTCCGGTGATCTGCAGAACTGGATCGACTTCACCAGACTATTAGACAAAGCCCAACTCGACACGCATATCTTTGCGCTATGCGTCAGCCTGTCGTCACCGCTGTACGCTTTCACTGGTCTGAAGGGATTGACCATCTCGCTCTACGGCCCGACCGGTGGCGGTAAAACACTGGCACAGTTGTGGATGCAGTCTATCTGGGGCAACCCTCAGAAGTTGCACTTTGCTGCTAAGTTCACACAGAACACTTTGTTCAGCCGCATGGGTATGTATTCCCACATGCCTATGACTATCGACGAAGCGACGATGATGCAGGATAAAGACGTTGGTGACTTCCTGTATTGGGTAAGCCAAGGGCGTGACAAGGCACGACTGAACCGTAACGCTGAAGAACGAGACGCCAAGACGTTCGCTATGCCAGTGACGGTATCCACCAACAAGTCCATGGCGTCTAAACTGATCTCATCTGGTATGGACACCGACGCGCAGATGGCACGTTTGCTTGAGGTTAGTGTCCGTCCGAGTCCGTTGTTTACCAAGGACAGCGAAGCCGGTCGCAAGGTGCATGACTTCTTGAGCGATAACTACGGGACGGTAGGTCGAGCATTCATTAAGAACTTATTAGAACTAGGACGTCCTGCAATCCATTCAATGATCCAAGAACAATCGGCTACGTTCGCTAGCCGGTACAAGTGTAAGTTCTCAGGCGAGGAGCGGTATTGGGAACAAGCCCTGATGCTTGCTGACTTGTCTGGCAGACTTGCCACTGAGTGGGGATTGATTAGTTGTAACTACAAAAACGGTATCGAATGGGTGCTTGCCCAGATGGGTTCCATACGTAGGACTGTGGCTGAGAACAAGACCGACGCATTCGATCTGCTCGGTGAGTACCTTAACGAGACTGCCTCCAGTGCGCTTACCGTGTTCCATCAAGGGGAGCAGAAGCCGACTCTGGACTACACCCGTCTGCCCCGCTCAAGCATCCACGTTCGGTTCGATCTCTATCGCAAGACTGTTGGGGATCACTTTGACCACGGCACTGTCATGCTTGACCGCACTAACTTCCGCAAGTGGTTGTCCGCCCGTGGCGCCGACTACAAGACATTCATACAGGAACTTACTGAGGAAGGCATTGTCGCTACGCCCAAGTCCCAGAAGGCTTACTTGGGTAAGGACTCGCCCATCAAACTCGGTCAGACCTACGTGGTTGGTGTCAACCTTAACCATCCAAGACTTCAAGGTATCCTCGACAAGGAAAGCCAGAACGCAGATGATTTGGCTTATGGTCAGTTAAAAGCCCTGACTTAGGTATACGGCTCGCTCATCCTTGCGGCGTTTTACTAGGCCGGGGAGCACTTTGCCCCCGGCTTTTGTCCATTTGAGGAACTCATCTGCTGCTTCTTCAAACTCTCCACGATTTGTTTTCATACGGAGAGAAGATCTCTGAAGGTTACCTAGCCCGACATTAAACGAAAAAGATACGAGAGCATCGAAGACTCCCTGATTGCCAGCAGCAGCAGGGCAAAGTCGAAGAACACCACGCTCGAACCGGCCAAGGTCTTGAGCAAGAATAGTATCCACCTCTCCCATCGAAAGGATGCGATCCCACCCCGTGGGTATCGGTAGATTACGTCTCTCATTTATAGGGATATTGGCATGTGCTGGATCAATAACGTGGCCGACTCCGACCGTCCATAGCAGAGCCGGACACCGGTAAGGGCGCGTCCTTACGCCCTCGTGATGCTTAATCATATCAATGGTAGCAGCGGAGACTTTCACTTTTTCTGGAAAGCCTGAGTGCCAAACCAAAAGGCAATGATGCTGCTCAGAATAAGCATCTCATCATCGGAGAACACGTTCTCCATCGCAACCGCAAACGGAATGCCCGTCGTGTATGCGTACCACACACCAGCGATGTTGAGAGCAACTAACTCCAGTACAAATATATACGTCACAACCGGACGCACACTGGCACGGAGGTTGATCATCCACTGAGATGCACCCTTACCAATTTCCATGTCGTGCTGATACAACGCTTGTCGTTCTTCACCGGCAGTCTGAGTCTGGATCTGCTCCAGTTTAATTTCCTCAACTCGTGCCTGTGCCAGAAAACCTTTCTCAGCCAGAGCCAACTCACGCTCCTTCTGAGCAGCGACAAGGGCTAACTCGTGCTTCTTGTCCTGACGGTCTTGGAAGATGGTAAGGATCTTGGGCAGACCCCCCGCAAGGAAGGACAGGAAAGTACTAATCATGGTCATCATTTGTTGCGCTCCTCCATCAACTTGACCCGCACCTGTAGGTCGTGGATGTCTTCCATCAGATCGTCCTTGAGTTCCTGCCGCTTGGCCGCGCTCAACGGGCTGTCGGTCGGCACGCCGTCCTCGGTAATAAGGATCGGAATCTTCGACTCGATAGCAATCAAGCGGTTCTGGAACGAAGTGATCTCGCCCAGCAACCAAGCCACAGCAGCAAGCAAGACCGGGAACAGCATGTCCACGACCTTTTCCATACTGAAACTGGGCTTCTCATCGCTCATTTGTCCACCTTCTTATTGATTAAATCGAACATAGTCTTAACCTTATCCTCAAGGACAGCGACCCGCAGATCTAGTTTGGATAGAACAATGATCAGCGTAATCATCGCAAGGATGACTGGCCACGCTCTGGTAAATATCTCAAACAGATCCATAACCCCCTCCTACTAGTACCCCAACAGTTCCGCTGCCTGTTCCAGTTCTTGTTGCGCTGCCTTTGGCGCACCGCGCAGGAGCCTCTCACCCGCAGGACGCCGCGCTTCTTGGAGTGCTTTGCGAGCGTTTCGTTCAAAGTTCCTAATCTCAAGCGCCGTACCAGTCGCACCGTCATTCCAATCATTAACCGATTCCACGATGGCGCGAGCCTGATCCATATCGCCACGGATCATGGCCTTGATCCAAGCCTGTCGGAACCCT